GTCTGATGGCGGTGAAGTTAAATTTGTCACAGGAGCAAATTTGTTATCTTATATTGGAGCTGGTACTGGAACAGTAACTGGAACTGGAGCTGCTAACAGAGTAGCGTATTGGGCTAGTTCATCTCAGATACAAAGTAACTCAGGTTTTACATTTGATGGTACTGACCTTGCTGTTCCAGGTGTAATAAATATGCCTAACAATAAAGCTGTTAGTTGGGCAAATTCAAGTGTAAGAGGCGAGGGAAATATTCTTAAATTAACCGCTACTACTACAATACAAAATCAACAAAACACTCAAATATATTTTGATGGTGGTGATGCCCCTGTAAGTTTAGACATACATAATGCAGGGAGTGCTACTGGGGATGATGCTAAAATAACATTTGAAACTCAAGGCGCAATGGATTATGCCATTGGTATTGATAAAAGTGATAGTAATAAATTTAAAATCAGTAGAAATGCAAGTTTGGGAACAAATGATGTTTTCTCATTACAATCTGGTTCAGCAGTTATTGCAGATGCCTTAACACTAAGTAGTATTGCCAATGCAACAAGTGATACTGATAAATTTTTAGTAAGTAATAGTGGTGTTGTAGAATATAGAACTGGCTCTCAAGTTAGAAGTGATATTGGCGCTGGAACAGGTGATGGTACAGTAACTGGAACTGGAGTTGATAATAGATTAGCTATTTGGAATGGTACAACTGCTATTGATTCCGATGCAGACTTTTATGTAGATGGTGATACAATTTTCACAACAAATTTAGAAGCAACAACAAATATTACAGGCGCCAAGGTTATAGTAGGATTAGGTTCTACAAGCGCGCCTTCTATAACTTTTAATGGAGACACAAACACAGGTATATATAGTCCAGGTGGTGATATGGTATATGTAGCAGGAGGTGGAGTAAATATGTTTTCAATTACTGCTAATGGAATTTCGGTTAATAATATGGTTGCTATGAGTTCGGCTGCTTCAGTGTTTTTAACTAGAAATAGTAATAGAATAGAATCAAGAACAGCGGCTGAAGTTCGTTCTGACATAGGCGCAGGAACAGGTAATGGAACAGTAACCCAAGTTACAGTAGGAACTGGATTAGATGTTTCAAATGGAACAACTACTCCTGATATAACTTTAGATTTAACTGAATTAGGTACTGCTACAGGAGCTATGACAAACAGTGATAGGTTTATTATTGATTCGTCAGGTGGAACTTCTTTTAAAATGACACCTTCATTAATTCCTTTGTCTATTATGAATAATGATGCAGGATTTACAACTAATACAGGAACAGTAACAGGTACAGGGTCTAGTGGTCGAATAGCTCTTTGGAATAGTAGCACAGGTCTTACAAGTGATAGTGATTTAGCATGGAATAGTTCAACAAATAAATTAATTTTTGCTGATAACTCAGGGTATTCTCTTAAAAACAATAACGGAGTTTTTGAGTTTAATACAGACACAGATGATACATCTACTAAAATTAATGGCTTTGGAGGCACAGGTTCATTAACGATAGGAGAAGGAACTATATTTACAGCAGGAAGTGGATTCTATGTTCCTTCAGGATATGGTATATCAGCAGGAACAACAGCAACAGCAAGTGGTACTATTAGAGCTACAGGAAATATTGTGGCTTACTATTCTGATGAAAGATTAAAAAACTTCCAGGGAAACATACCTAACGCTCTAGACAAAGTGTGTCAACTAAACGGATATTATTACAAACAAAATAAACAAGCCGCAGATTTAGGCTTTGAAAATTACGAAAGACAAGTAGGAGTTAGCGCACAAGAAGTAGAAAAAGTTTTACCAGAAGTTATTGAAACAGCTCCTATTTCATACAATACAGAAGAAGACTACTTAACTGTTGATTACGGCAGACTTGTTCCGCTATTAATTGAATCAATTAAAGAATTAAAACAAGAAATAGAAATTTTAAAAAATAAAAAATGTGGAAATTAACTAAACAGTATTGGAAAGATATGTGGAATGCTCTATGGAGTAAAACATCTTTAGATGAAAAAGCTGTAGCTACGGTAAAAGAAATAAAAAAAAGGTATAAATTAACAGCAGCTGAATTAGCTGATGTTGCTCATGCTATAAAAGAAGTAGGAAATCAAATAGGAGATATAGATGATGCTGTAAAAGGCAAAGCAAGAAAAGGAAGAAAAGCTAAAAAATAATGGCAATACCAGCATCAGGAGCATTAGATTTTTTAAATATGGCACGAGAATGCGCATATGGCACATGGGGGTCAGGCTCTATTACTGGCGCTATATCTATTAGAGATTTAGTCGCTGGTGGAGATACATATGGGTCTGGGCAATCTTATCCTTCAATTAATACATCAAGCGCTTCTTTCCCTCCTAACACAACTCCTGTTCAGGCAAATTCATTTTACAGTTATGATAAAGACGCTTCATCATTAACTAGTTGGCAAGGAAGTTTTGGCGGAGGAAGTGGTAAAGCGGTTTGTGGTTCAGCTACAGAGGTAACTTATTACCATGATGGTTCAGGAACTTATCCACAGGTTGGAGACAATGTTTACACCAACTCAACAGGAACTACTCCTATGGCTGATAACTTTTATAAAATGGCAAACGGTGGACTATTATATGTAGAAGATGAGCAAGCTTCTAGTGTAGCTGAATGTTAGATAATAATTTATTATCTTTGTCTAAATATTAATAATTAAATTTACTTAAAATGTCAAAAAAACAAAAATTAACAACAGAAGAACTTGGTAAATTACAAGTTTTAAACACAAACTTTAACAATGTTAAAATAGAAATAGCTGACTGTGAGGTTAGAAAAGTTGCTTTGTTATCACAACTCCAAAAACATAGAGAAGAGTTTGCTAAAATAGAAAAAGATTTAATCGAAACCTATGGAGATAATGCTAAGGTAAATCTTCAGACGGGTGAGGTGACTCAGCCAGAAGAAGAAAACGTAGTAGAAGCTCTAGAAAAAGTAAAATAATATGGCAAAAATTAGTAACCTTACTTCATATCCTCAAATATCTGATTTAGATAAATATGATTACTTATTGATAACGGACAAAGAAAATGCTTTGCAAACCAAAAATGTTTCAGTAGAACAATTGCAGAAATTTTTTGGTATTAATACAAATGAAGCTAAGGTTACTGTTACAGCAGCTCAATTACTTACTTCAGCAACTATTGATGTAGATATAATCCCAGCAAGTCTTTTGGCTACTAATGAGGTTATTGATATATTAAGTATAATGGTTTATATAAAGCCTGGTTCAACTGTATTTAATTTTTCAGGGAACTTAAATGTTAAAATTAACGGAGTAAGTTTTGGTACTATAAGTTCAGTTCAAGCAAATACAGCAACCGATTTAGTTTTAAATATTACTGAATTGACAGGTGCTATTGCACAAGACTCAGCTTTAGTTTTGGATGGCGGTAGTGTTAACCCTACACAAGGTAATGGTACTATGTCATTTAATATATTATACAGAGTATTACAAGTAGGTTCATCATTCTAATAAAATGGATATACGCAAATTGTCAATAGGCCCTGATTACAAATCAGGCGCTATGCATTATTTAATTGGTCAATATGTATTAAACAATAATTATAAAATACATTTGATAAAATGGGATGCAAAAACTTCAAATTATTTTATATACATCATACAAGCAAATAATGTGTTTTTGTGGAAATCGTTTTCTTCTACAATGCCTGTATCAGTCGAATATAATATAAACTTTTAATGCAATCTTTAGTTGACTTTATTATAACTCCGAAAAAAAACCGTAGATATAATAACACTAAAAATATTGGTAACAATGAAATTATTACTAGCACTTCTCAAGAAGATTTTAGATTTTCAAACAGAGAAGGTATAGTTTTAAATACACCTAAAGGGTATAAAGGAGATATTAAAATAGGAGATACTTTATTAGTTCATCATAATGTATTTAAATTTTATTACGACATGAGAGGGAGACAAAGAAGCGGTAGGAGTTTTTTAAAAGACAATACATTTATGGTTGATGAAGACCAGTTTTTTTTATACAAACAAGATGGTAAATGGAAGCCTCATAGTAAATATTGTTTTGTAAAACCTATTGACACTGAAGATTCAGTAATTTATAAAAATACAAAACACGAGCCATTAACTGGAATAATGAAATATGTAAATAAAGAACTTAAAGATTTAGGAATAAAAAATGGAGATAGAGTTTGTTACAAGCCAGATACTGAATATGAGTTTATTGTTGACGATGAAAAACTTTATAGAATAATGTCTCAAAGTATTACAGGTTTTTGGAAATGAGAAAATCTAAAAGAAAAAAAAGAAACAATTTTGAAAACGAATTAAAACCTAAAATTAAATATAATCGAAACAAAGATAGACACCAAAAGCATAAAATTAAAAATTATAGCAGCAGGGGAGAAAGCTGTTAGAGAATTAATTAAAGTGGCTCAGGAAAAAATAATTAAGCACGACCCTGAAGATGATTTGTCAGCAGATAGGCTTAAAAATGCTGCGGCTACAAAAAAACTAGCTGTATTTGATGCGTTTGAAATACTTAACCGTATACAAACTGAAAAAGAAAATATGGATTTAGCAGAAAAAGGAATTTTAAAAACTGATACTAAACAAGGATTTGCAGAAAGAAACTCAAAATAAATTATATGAAGTCTTAACAGACGTTATACCTAAAAATGTTTTGTCAAAAAAAAACAAAGCTAAATCATGGTTGTATGGCTATAATGAAAAGTATAATGTAATTATTATTTCTAAAACAGGGCAGATTGGTGAAATTATTAGTATCAGTGGTTTAGATATAGCGCTGCCATTATCACCAGAAATTGGTCGTAAACGACCAAAAAATTATTTAGAACAATATTGGGAAAGAGCTGAGTACCCAAAAGCAATGAGTAAAATACCTAGTATTTTTATATGGAATGAGATGCCTGCTGCATTCAAGAATAATTGGATTGACTATATAGAGCAAGAGTTTGAAAGAAGAGAAGATGGGCATTGGTTTTGGAATAATGGAGTTCATACTTATATTACTGGCTCACATTACATGTATCTTCAGTGGACTAAAATTGATGTAGGGTTTCCAGATTTTAGAGAGGCTAACAGGTTGTTTTATATTTACTGGGAAGCTTGTAAAGCTGATGCCAGAAGTTTTGGAATTTGTTATTTAAAAATCAGAAGGTCAGGTTTTTCATTTATGGGTTCTGAAGAATGTGCTAATATTGCTACTATATCAAAAGATTCTCGAATAGGTATTTTGTCTAAAACAGGGGCTGATGCTAAAAAAATGTTTACAGATAAAGTAGTTCCTATAACCAACAATTATCCTTTCTTTTTTAAACCGATTCAAGACGGTATGGATAAACCAAAAACTGAATTAGCTTTTCGTGTACCAGCTTCTAAAATAACCAAAAAAAATATGCATTTAGAAGATGATTTTGAAATGGATGGTTTAGATACAACAATAGACTGGAAAAACACTGATGACAATTCATATGATGGAGAAAAACTATTATTATTAGTACACGATGAAAGTGGTAAATGGATAAAGCCAAATAATATATTAAACAACTGGAGAGTAACAAAAACTTGTTTAAGATTAGGTAGAAAAATTATTGGAAAATGTATGATGGGTTCTACATCTAATGCTTTAAGTAAAGGAGGGAGTAGTTTTAAAAAACTATATGAAGATTCTGATATTACAAAAAGAAACGCAAATGGTCAAACAAAAAGTGGACTATATAGTTTGTTTGTACCTATGGAGTGGAACATGGAAGGGTTTATTGACAAATACGGAATGCCTGTTTTATCTGTTAAAGATAAAGCTGTCTTAGGCATTGATAATGAGAAAATTAAAATTGGTGCAATAGACTATTGGCAAAATGAAGTAGACTCTCTTAAACAAGACTCAAACGCACTTAACGAATTTTACAGACAATTTCCCAGAACAGAATCGCATGCATTTAGAGATGAGTCTAAACAATCTTTGTTTAACCTTACTAAAATATATCAACAGATAGATTACAACGATTCTTTAATTAAAGAGCAGCATGTAAGTGTAGGTAATTTTAGTTGGAAAAATGGAATTAAAGACACGGAAGTAATATTTAATCCATCGCAAAAAGGAAGATTTCATTTAGCTTGGATTCCTGAATCAAACTTGCGAAATAGAATTATTAAAAAGAATGGAGTTAATTATCCAGCGAATGAACACATAGGTTCTTTTGGTTGTGATAGTTATGATATATCAGGAACAGTTGGAGGAAAAGGTTCTAATGGTGCTTTGCATGGAATGACAAAATTTAATATGGACAAAGCGCCAAGTAATACTTTTTTTTTAGAATATGTTGCTAGGCCACAAACAGCAGAAATATTTTTCGAAGATGTTTTAATGGCTTGTATCTTTTATGGCATGCCATTATTATGTGAAAACAACAAACCTAGACTTTTATATCATTTTAAAAACAGAGGATATAGAGGGTATAGTTTAAACAGACCAGACAAATCTTACAACAAACTTTCTAAAACAGAAAAAGAGTTAGGTGGCATACCTAATTCGAGTGAAGATGTAAAACAGTCCCACGCTGCCGCTATTGAATCTTATATAGAAAAGCATGTAGGTATTGATTTACAAGGTAACTTTAGAGATAATGACGAGATGGGAGATATGCTTTTTACAAGGACATTAGAAGACTGGGCAAAATTTGACATTAATAATAGAACTAAATTTGATGCTTCAATAAGCTCAGGTTTAGCTATAATGGCTAATCAAAAACACCTCTATACTCCTGTTAAAAAACAATCAAAAATAAGCATTAACTTTGCAAGATATGCTAATAAAGGAATATATAGTGAATTAGTGAAATAAATGAAAGATATAAAAATAGATATATCTAATGTAGGGTTTCCTAGCCAGTATGTTTCAGATGCAGAAAAAGCAACTGAAGAGTATGGTCTAATTATAGGCCAAGCTATACAATATGAGTGGTTTAGAAAAGATTCTTCTGCGTGTAGATATTACAGTCGTTGGCAAGACTTTAACCGATTGAGGTTGTATGCTCGTGGAGAACAACCTATAGCCAAATATAAAAACGAATTAGCAGTAGATGGAGATTTGTCTTATCTAAATCTTGATTGGTCAATTGTACCTATTATCCCTAAGTTTGTAGACTTAGTGGTTAATGGAATGAATGACAGATTGTTTAAGGTAAATGCTTATGCACAAGATGCTATGTCGCAATCTAAAAGAAGTGCTTTTCAAGATATGATTGAAGCACAGATGGTTTCTAAAGAATTACTTTCTGTTATTGAAAAAGGCACTGGAGCTAATCCATTTACAATGTCACCTGATGACTTACCTAACACAGATGAAGAGCTTGCATTATATATGCAGCTAAATTATAAGCCAGCTATAGAAATAGCTGAAGAAGAAGGAATTGATACAATATTTGCAGAAAATCATTATGAAGATATACGAAGAAGATTAGATTATGATTTAGCAGTATTAGGATTTGCATGTGCAAAACATGAGTTCCTACCAGGAGCAGGAGTCGAGGTTAAATATGTAGACCCTGCAAATTTAATTCATAGTTATACTGAAGACCCACAATACAAAGATTGTTTTTATTGGGGTGAAATTAAAACAGTTGCTATAACAGAATTAATGAAGATAGACCAGTCATTAACTAATGATGACTTAAAAGAAATTAGTCAATACAGTCAAATGTGGGATGATTATTTTAATATGCGTCAATATTATAATAACGATATTTTTTATAAAGACACAGTTACATTAATGTATTTTAACTATAAGACTACAAAAAAATATGTTTACAAGAAAAAAGTAAATGAAAATGGCGCAACTAAAATAATAGAAAAAGATGATTCTTTTAATCCGCCAGAAGAAATGATGGAGGAAAATAATTTTAGAAAAATTTCTAAAACTATAGATGTTTGGTATGACGGTATCATGGTTATGGGAACAAATATAATGTTAAAGTGGGAGTTGATGGAAAACATGGTAAGACCTAAGTCTGCTACACAAGCAGCTTTACCTAACTATGTAGCAACATCTCCAAGAATGTATAAAGGAAGAATTGAATCCTTAACTAAGCGTATGATTCCTTTTGCTGATTTAATACAGTTAACTCATTTAAAATTACAACAAGTAATATCAAGAGTAGTTCCAGACGGAGTATACATTGATGCAGATGGTCTTAATGAAGTTGATTTAGGAACAGGTAATGCTTATAATCCTGAAGATGCACTAAGATTGTATTTTCAAACTGGTAGTGTAGTGGGTAGAAGTTATACGCAAGATGGAGACTTTAATCAAGGTAAAGTTCCTATCACTCAGCTTACATCAAATTCTGGCGCAAGCAAAACACAGATGCTAATTACAAATATGAATAATTATATAAATATGATTAGACAAGTAACGGGCTTAAGTGAAGCTAAAGATGGAAGTAACCCTGACCCTAATGCTTTAGTTGGTATTCAAAAATTAGCATCATTAAATTCTAATACAGCGACAAGGCACATATTAGATGGTTCATTGTATATATATAGAACTTTAGCTGAAGGATTGTCGTATAGAATGGCTGATATATTAGAATTTGCAGAATTTAAAGATGAATTTGCAAATCAAATAGGAAAATACAATGTAACTATTTTACAAGAAATGAATGATTTATACATTTATGATTTTGGAATATTTATTGAAGTAACTCCTGATGCCGAAGAAAAAGCTCAATTAGAACAAAATATTCAAATGGCATTGCAAAAGGGTGATATAAATTTAGAAGACGCAATTGATATTAGAGAAATTCATAATCTTAAACTTGCGAATCAACTTTTAAAAATGAAGCGTAAAACTAAAGAAGAAAAAGACAGACAGTTTGAAATGCAAAAACAACAGCAGCAGGGTCAAATTCAAATGCAATCACAGCAAATGGCTGCGCAAACTGCTATGCAAAAAATTCAAGCTGAGAGTCAAGCTAAAATGCAATTGGAACAAGCAAAAGTTGCTTTTGAAATAGAACGACTAAATGCTGAAGCTCAATTAAAAGGAACTCTTATGGATAAAGAGTTTGGGTATAATCAACAGTTAAGAGATATTAGCGAAAAAGGTTTGAAGGACAGAGAGCTCCAAAGAGAAAAAGCTAAGTCTAATAGAATAAGTCAAGCCAATAATGAACAGTCAAGATTAATAAATCAAAGGAAAAATAATTTACCTCCTCAAAGATTTGAGTCTAATGAAGACAGTTTAGATGGTTTTGATTTAGCAGAATTTGAGCCTAGATAAGCTTAAATTTAACATTAAAATAATTATTAACTTTGTAAAAAATTAAATCAAATGGAATTAAAAGTTAGAGAAGTAGGAAAAGCAGAACAATCTGCCGCTCAAGTAGAAGAAAAACTACTAAAACAAAACGAAGAAAAACAAACTGTTCAAGAAGAAAAAATTGTAGAAGCAGCAGTTGAGTCAAAAAATGAAACAGAAGCTGCTACAACAGAAAAAAAATCTTTAGAAGAAAAAGATGTTCTTGAATATATAAGAAATAGATACGATAAACCTATTGAATCATTTGATGATTTGATGGCTAAGCGAGAGGATAAGGAAGAATTACCTGAAGATGTCGCAGCGTATTTTAAATATAAAAAAGAAACAGGTCGTGGACTTAATGATTATGTAAAACTTAATCGAGATTTTGAGGAAATGAATCCTGATGTTTTGTTAACTGAATATTTTTTAGACAGTGAAACAGCAATAGATGAAGAAGATGTAGAGGCACTAATGGATGATTATACATTTGACGCAGATATTGATGATGAAAAAACTATTAAAAAAATAAAGCTAGCAAAAAAAAGAAAAATTGTTGAAGCTAGAAAATACTTTAATGAGCAAAAAGATAAGTATAAACAACCGCTTGAGTCAAGCCAGGAAGTTTTATCTAATGATGCTCAAAAAGAATTAGACGAGTACAGACAATATGTTGATGATGCGAAAACGCAAAACGAGCAGCAGAAAAGAAAAGCTGACTGGTTTGCGAAAAAAACAGAAGAGGTGTTTTCGAATGAATTCAAAGGTTTTGAGTTTAAGATTGGAGAAAATAGCGTAATGTACAATCCAGGGGATGTAAGTGAATTAAAAAAATCTCAAGGAAATATTATGAACTTTGTTCAAAAATATTTAGGAGAGGACGGATTAATGAACGATGCCACAGGATATCATAAAGCGTTATCATTAGCGATGAACCCTAGCAAGTTTGCTCAGTATTTTTATGAGCAGGGTAAAGCACAAGCAATTGAAAGCGATGCGCGTAAAACTAAAAATATAAATATGAAGTTACGCTCAGCGCCAGAAGTTGTACAAAAAGGGGGAACGCAAATTAGAACTGTTAATTCTGATTCTGGAAACAGGTTGAGGATTAAAAGTGCTAGAAAATAAAATGATTATTAAACTTAAAAAAATTAGAAATTATGCCAGGAAGTATTGAAACAGGTGGCTTGTTAAATTTTCAGTTGCAGCCTAGTGCGCAGCAGATTACTACATCCACTAATTATATCAATAACTTCGATTTCTTAAGTACTTATCTTCCAGATACGTATGAAAAAGAATTCGAGCGTTATGGTAACAGAACAGTATCATCATTCTTAAGAATGGTAGGTGCTGAAATGCCTTCAAACTCAGATAAAGTAATCTGGGCGGAGCAAGGTAGATTACACGTAAAATATACAGGAGTAACATCAGGTGCAGCAGCAGCTCAAGACACTGCTACATGGACAGTTCCAGCAGCTCAAATAATTCCAGCTACACAGCCACAAACTGGTGCAGCAGGAGGTATTGCTATTAGAATTGGACACACTGTTATGTTCTCTGACTCTACACCAGGGTCTTCATTCACTAACAAAGCAGTTGTAACAGCTGTAGATTATGCTAACAGAACTTTTACCGTAGCTTATTACGAAGCTGGAGGTCAAACTATGGCAGCAGGAGTAGATTGTGATGTATTTATTTACGGTTCAGAATTTAAAAAAGGTCAAGTTGGAATGCCAGAAACTTTAATCTCAGATGATTCTATATTTACTAATTCACCAATTATCTTAAAAGATACTTATAAAGTGAATGGTTCAGATATGGCTCAAATCGGATGGATTGAAATTTCAGGTGAAGACGGGGCTAACGGATATCTATGGTATCTAAAGTCTGAGCACGACACAAGATTACGTTTTGACGATTACCTAGAAACAGCTATGGTGGAAGCAGTTCCAGCAGAAGCAGCTTCAGGAGCTATTGCGAATGCAGCAGGTATAGCAGGTAACAAAGGTTCAGAAGGTATCTTCCACGTAGTGGGGACAAGAGGAAATGTATGGTCAGGTGGAAACCCAACTGTCTTAGCTGACTTCGATGCAATTATCGAAAGATTAGATAAGCAAGGTTCTATTGAAGAGAATGTATTATTCTTAAATAGACAATTTGGTTTTGACATTGATGATATGTTAGCTTCACAAAACTCATATGGAAACGGTGGTTCTTCTTACGGTCTTTTTGACAATGATGAAGAAATGGCGTTAAATTTAGGTTTCAGAGGATTTAGAAGAGGTTACGACTTCTATAAGTCTGATTGGAAATACTTAAATGACCCAACAATGAGAGGTGGACTAGTTGGAGGAGCTATCAATGGATTGATGGTACCAGCAGGTTCAACTACAGTATATGACCAAATTTTAGGTAGAAATGCAAAAAGACCATTTTTACATGTTAGATATAGAGCTTCAGAAACTGAAGATAGAAGATATAAAACATGGATAACTGGTGGTGCAGGTGGCGCAGCTACGTCTGATATAGATGTAATGAGCGTTAACTTCTTATCTGAAAGATGTGTATGTACTATGGGTGCAAATAACTTCTTCTTATTTAAAGCATAAGGAGTAAAATAATAGGGGAGGGGTTCGCTCCTCCCTTTTTTTTAATCTAATAAAATCTAATAAAATGAAAAAGAAAACATTAAAATCAGAGACTTATGTCTTAAACAATGGGCAATCGCCCCTAACTTATATGTTAGCGTCTCACCACAACAAAAGAAATACATTACTGTATTGGGATGAAGATAAACAAATCAATAGAGAACTATGTTACTCTAGAAATCAAAAATCAATTTTTGCTGATGAACAAGATGGCACTAAAATATTAGAACCTATAGTGTTTGAAGATGGTATGTTAACTGTACCCGCTAATAATCCTATGCTTCAAAAATTTTTAGAATACCATCCTGGTTATGAAACAGTTTATAGAAAAGTAAATGCGGAAAAAGACGCAAGTGATGAAGTTGAAATATTAAATGCTCAAGTAGAAGCTTTAGTAGAAGCTCGAACAATGGATATTAAGCAACTTGAAACAGTGTCCCGTGTATTATTTAATGTAGATGTTAGCAAAATTAGCACAGCAGAATTAAAAAGAGATGTTTTAGTTTATGCTAAAAATGAACCTGAAAACTTTTTAAACATTATAAACGACCCTATGCTTAAGCTTATGGCTGAAGTTCAATCATTTTTTGATGAAGGTAAATTAATGATGAAAAAACAAAATGTTCATTTTAACACTAAGACTAATAAAAAACGAATGATGACTGTGCCTTTTGGAGAAGATAGAAATGAAATGATTTCTCATTACTTAAAATCTGACGAAGGTATAGAAACATTAAAGTTTTTACAAAAAATAAAATAATCGGTGTGTAGGCACATATTTTAGAAAGAGAGACTGCTTAAAACAGTCTCTTTTTTTTTAGTTATCTTTGTACTTTATTAACCTAATTTTATTATTTATTATGGAAAAATACATAACAATTAAAACAGCTGTTGGAAATTTTATGATTTCTTGCAACGATATTAAAGGCGTAGAGCAATTAAGTACTACTAAAGTAAAAATGATTTACGGAAACGGTAAAAACATCGAGCTAGACCACACGGCAGTTGGAGCAGCAGTTGTTACACCAAGAACTCTTGTAAGTGATGCTGTAGAAACAGCTTTATCAACCGACTGGAGAAGTGTAACCCGCGTTGTAGACTGTTCTTTTGTTGCAGCATCAGGCGCACAAGCAGAATGGACGGCTGTATCACAAAACTAATATTAACCTAATTTTATTATTTATTATGGAAAAATTTTTAAAAATTAATGTCGCAAGCTCTGGAGGCCCTACGCAACTAGTAGCTTTACACGACTTAAAACTAGTGGAACAAACTAGTACTACTGTTGTTAAACTTTCTTACAACGGTGGAAGAGTAACTACTATTACTTGGCCTAATGGTGAAGCATTTCCTGCATTACAGACTTCTGTACAAAATGCAGTAAAAGCAGCTTTAGCAACAGGTTGGACTGAAGTAGCTTACCCTTATCTCGCGAAGAAAGATGGATATGTTGACACAATAGCAACAGCTTAAATGTATATAAAAATGGAAAAATTTTTGGAAATAGATGTAGCAAGAGAAGTCGATAGTGGACAGGCTACATCAGATGGAACTGGTTCAGGAAATGGGCCAAATAAATTAAATGACTCAGGTCAAAACTTTGTAGCTACAGTAGCTGTTGGAGACTGGGTATATGTTTACGGAGTAAATGGTACGCCACAAGCGTCACCGCATTTATATCAAGTTGCTACAGTAAACAGCAATACAGAACTTACTTTAACTCCTAAAGGCGCTACAGCTGGATTAGGAACTGGAGTTGTTAATCAAGGAGATTATTTTATATATTCTAATACAGTGACTCAGAGTCAAATGGTAGGAGTGTCGGATGTAATTACTGCTAGAGAAAATACTCCTGACGCAGCAAATGTTAAATTAAACCTGCTATATAATAGAGATAATCCTCAATTATCAATACAATTTGTATTTGCAAATAATGGTGCTAACGATAACAGTGCAGATATGATGAATGGATATAATGAAGCAGTTGAGAATTTATATCATTCTACATGGCCAAATGTTACAGGCAAGTGGGAAGATAAAATAACAAATGCAGGAGTTGTTTCTAAGGCCTATAAAATATTAAGTGTTAAAAAAATATAGATTAAACTCAATATAATTAAGAGAGGTTGCTAAAAAAAAGTAACCTCTTTTTTTTTACTTATCTTTGTAGAAAGAATATAAAATGATTAACTCTGTTAGAAATACTGTATTAGCCATATTAAATAAAAATAACTATGGTTACATTTCTCCTAGCGATTTTAATTTATATGCAAAGCAAGCTCAAATGGATTTGTTTGAGGATTTGTTTTATGAATATAATTATCAAATAATTAAAGAAAATGTTCGTCAATCAGGTACTGGTTATGCTAACATATCTAAAGGAATAGAAGAGGTAATTGATTTATTTTCAACCACGGCAACATTAACAAATACACCTCCAAGTAACAACTATAATATGCCAACCAATTATTATTTAATTAATAAGGTTTTATGTTATGATACAGCTGGTGCATTAACTGGTGAAGCAGAAAGAGTTAGTCATAGTAAAATTACATTATTAAATTCATCTAACTTAACTGCGCCAACAACAACATATCCAGCATACACAACAGAAGCGGCAGTAATGACAGTATTTCCATCAACTATAAACGCAGCTGCTCAAGTACAGGCCCAATATATAAGATACCCTCTTGACCCTGTATGGACATATTTACAAATAACTGGAGGAGAACCTGTGTTTGATGGTAGTAATACTGCGTATCAAGATTTTGAATTGTCTGCCGATTACGAAACAGATTTAGTTGTTAAAATTTTACAATATGCAGGAGTATCAATTAGAGAAGCAGCTGTAGTTCAATTTGCAAATACAGCAGAAATTAACGAAAATCAATCTGAACAATAATGTCATACTTAAGCGCATATCAATATTATACTAATTCTGGTAATTCACCAGAAGATGCTAACTGGGGCTCTTATCAATTTGTAAGTCTCGATGATATTGTAAATAATTTTTTATTAATGTATAACGGAAACCATTCTTTAGTTAATAATGAAGAAAGATATAAAATAAGGTTTCACGCAAAAAGAGCAGTTCAAGAATTAAATTATGATGCTTTTAAAGAAGTAAAAGCGTTAGAATTAAATGTAGGAGAGGACTTGAGATTTATATTGCCTATAGACTATGTTAATTGGGTTAGAGTGTCTATGTATAAAGACGGAGTGCTTCGACCTTTAACAGAAAATATACAACTAAACACAGCATCCGCTTACTTACAAGATAGCAACAACAACTTATTATTTGACCAAAACGGTAATGTATTGCAGCCAGAGTTTGCAACCATAGATGTTGAAAGATTAAAAGGAACTAAAAAATCTATGTATTTAAATAATAACAGTGGATATGATGGTCTAATGGGCTGGTGTTATAATGGGTGCTGGTACTTTGATTTTCCCATTGGTTCGCATTATGGATTAAACACTGAAACAGCTAATGCAAATCCTACATTTAATATTAATAAAAAAAGCGGAACTATTACATTTAGTTCAAACATAAAAGAAAATTTATGTATTCTAGAATATATATCCGATGGAATGGAAGGTGGTATAGACGCAGATGTTACTGTAAACAAACTCTTTGAAGATTATATATATGCATTTATACAATATGCTATTTTAAATTCTAAAGTAGGGGTGCAAGAATTCATAGTAAACCGTGCAAGAAAAAACAAATCTGCTTTATTAAGAAATGCTAAAATAAGATTAAGCAATATCCACCCAGGCAGACTACTGATGAATATGAGAGGTAAAGATAAGTGGATAAAATAAGATGGCTAAAACTATAAGAAATTTTATACAAGGCAGAATGAATAAAAGCGTTGATGAACGCTTAATTCCTCAAGGTGAATATGTAGATGCATTAAATGTAAGATTAGGTTCTACTGAAAATTCTGAAATAGGTTCTGTAGAAAACTCCAAAGGAAACAAACTTATTGTTTCACCTCAATTTCCAACAGGAACAGGACATGCTTTTGTGTGTCTTGGTGCTTATGCTGATGCTTCAAACGAAACTATATATTGGTTTGTACATGCTGACCTTGTAAGTATAGGAGCAACGGGCAAACTTGATATGATTGTTTCATACAATAAAATATCACAGGTAACTACTAATCATGTTGTAAGTATTGATGATGGTAATGGAGTAAATACTACATTAAACTTTCAAGTTAAATATTTAATAAACAGTATAAATAAAGTAGAAAATTTATTGTTTTTTTCTGACAATGTAAACCCGCCAAGATTTATTGATGTAAATAAAAACTACGCTGACCCAGTAGGAAACATTGACCAGTTTTCAGCAGAAAGTATTTTAGTAATAAAAAAACCTCCTGTTGCTTCTCCAGCTATAAGACAGTTTTCTACAAGTCAATCTGAAACTTATATGGACGAAAGATTTATATGTTTTGCGTATAGATATAAGTATTCTAATAATGAATACTCAGCAACCTCTCAATGGTCTTTACCAGCCTTTAGCCCTAAGCCTTTTAATTTAAGTTTAGAAAGTGCTTTAAATGAAGGTATGGTGAATAATTTTAACACCGTAGAAGTAACATATAATACTGGTAGTTCATTAGTAACAGAAATAGAGCTGCTATTTAAAGAAGCATCTAGTAATACTATTAACATTATTGAATCATTTAACAAAAATGAATTAGGGTTAGGTGATAATAATAATGAAACGATGATGTTTGATAATAATAAAATATTTACAATACTCGCGGATTCTGAAATTTTAAGACTATATGATAATGTTCCTTTGTTAGCAAAAGCGCAAACCATTATGGGTAACAGGTTAATGTATGGAAATTATGTTGAAGGATATGATTTAGTTGATTCTTTAAATAATCCAATACAGTTTGATTATATAGCATCACTAAAACAAACAGCAATTAATGAAAGTTTTTTAACACCAGTTTTTTCTGCTGGTAGTTTTCAAATAGATTGTATTACAGGTAGTCCAGCAACAACTAGTTCTACGGATGCAGTTATGACTGTTTTCTTGACTGAGGATGGTACATCTGGTGGTACACCCATACCTTTAAAAAGTGGAATGGTGTTAGATTTTGATGTTAATTTTATACATCAACAGTTTACGGGAAATACTTCAGGTGCATTTACAGCTCCAACTGCTACTACCCCTTTAACTAATCTTACTTTTTCATTTACATTACCTCAAGATTATAATTCAGCGTTTGCTTTAGCAACCAGCCCTGAGTTTGTTGCTTTTATGGGGTCTCCTACTAATATTCAAAAAGTAGCAGACTGTGCAAGTGGTATAACAGTATCGGATAGATTTAACTGTTTACTACCTTCTGGCTTAGTAGGTGCGTCTGGAGGCTCGACAACTACTTTGTCTAAATGTTGGAGTGGAACTAAAGATATTTTTTGCACAGGTAATACAACTTTGTTTGACACGGCTTTTGCTACATTAGGAATAATAACTAATTCTTCAAACTCAGCTTCACTCGGCATTCAATTAATGTCTATGGCTTATGTAGATACTTGTCCTCAAAGTGGAGGTGCGACTGCAACGCAAGTAGTATATGAATATTATAAATTTAGTGGAGCTCAAGTTAATCTTAAAAGTATTGACACTTTACCAAGTTTAAAAAGTAATAGAAACTATGAGGCGGCTATTGTTTACATGGATGATTTTAACAGAAGTAGCACGCCTATTGTAAGCCCTAACAATACAGTTGCAGTAACTTGTGCTGATGCGGTAAATCGTAATCAAATACAAATAGAAATACCTACAACAATGCATCCGCCACAATGGGCAACACGATATAAGTTTTGTGTTCAACCAGACAGAAGTGGTTATCAAACTATATATACAAATTTATTTTTTCAAGACCCTAAAAGTGCAAGAATATGGTGTTTGTTAGAAGGGGAGAATGCACAGAAAATAGAAAAAGGTGATAGATTAATTGTTAAAAGAGATAGCGATGGGCCGACTAGTAGATGTGTATATTCTACTGTTTTAGAAAAAGAAGTAAAAATTGATGATTTTATTACAGTACCTATACCTGGTACAACTGAAAATGCAGTAGTGCCTGCGGGAGCTTATATGGCTTTAGCGCCACGAAACTTTTCAGCAGCATTAGATTCAGACGCAGTGTTTAATCCTGGAACTGATGGTATGTTTACAGGCGGTGGCAACACTTTTTCAAATCCATCTAAGAATAGTGATTACGGGCCGCAGGTAGGTTATCTGTTAAGTACTGTTGCAAACTCAACTGGTGCAACTACTGCTGACCCTACATATGCAGACGTACCTGTTCCTCAAGGAAGTATTATTAATATGAGTTTTCGTTTTGCTAGAATCGGGCCAGGAGACGGAAATAAAAATTGTGAAAGAGTAATTTATGAACTAGAACTAAACGGACTTGCATCACAAAATTCTTATGCAAATATGTACGATTGGTTTGAAGGTGATAACATAGAGTCATTATTAAATGGAGGGGAATGGGAAGTAGGAGACTCAGGGTCTGACGGTAATTTTGAATACTTTACTGGCCTATATTATGGAGGAGCTTCATCTAATGTAATTACAGTTGCTTCATCAGCAGCTAGCTCTGTATTTTCACAAAATGTAAAAACTTTTGGATTAAAATTTTTTAGAGCTAATAATGCAGCAGGTAATGCAAGTACTAGTAATGCTTTAGGTGTAGTAGTTAGAGGTGGTCGAGCATGCGGAGGTTCAGAAAAAAGAAGAAGTAGAATTACAATGTCAATTCAAGTTTTTAAAAGCGATAATACTTTAGTATTTGAAACTGAACCTACAGACGCTGCACCAGGTGTTTTTTATGAAAGCTCTGATACATTTGATATATCAAACAACTTTCACTTATCAGGAAGCGCATCAGGTGACCAGAATCAAACCGCAACGCAGCCTGCAATTATTACCATATCTTCAGCTAATTGTTATTCGTTTGGTAATGGTGTAGAAAGTAACAAAATAAGAGATTCTATTTCAGGGAAAAGTTTTAATTTAGGAAATAGAGTTTATGGTGCAACTGAACAAATATATAAAAGAGCACATAGATTTGCCGATATTACTTACAGTGGTATATACAATGACGAGTCAAACATAAATAAACTAAATGAATTTAATTTAGGTCTGGTTAACTTTAAACCATTAGAAGAAAAGTTTGGCCCTATAGAAGTTTTATCTGGAAGAAAAACTGATGTATTAACATTACAAGAAGATAAAATATCTTATGTGCTAGCAGGCAAAAATTTATTATCTGATGCTGCGGGTGGTAGCGCTTTAACCTCTGTCCCTCAAGTATTGGGAACACAAATATCTAGAATAGAAAAGTATGGTATAAGTAATAATCCTGAAAGCTATACAGAGTGGGGTGCTGACAAATTTTTTACTGATGTTAAAAGAGGAGCTATTATACAATTAAAAGGAGCATCAGCAGACAGTGAACGATTAGGAGTTATATCTGAAGTAGGGATGCGTGGTTACTTTAGAGATTTGTTTAATGAATCATTTTTGTATCAAAAAATAGGAGGATTTGACCCTTACATGAATGAATATGTGTTAAGTATAAATAACAATATATTACCAGTACAAAACATAGTATATGGATGTGGAGTAAGTAATACATTTAGTGTTGTCGCAGGTACACCTGTTGTGCTCTTGTATCGTCTTACGGAAGTTTCTGGTAATGCTAGATTAAATTATGAGTTTGGTGATGGCAGTGGAAGTACTACAACTATAAAAGCTGAGTGGATTGATGAATTAGGAAATGCGGCTTCAGCAACTAGTGGAGCGGTATCAACAGATGGTTTTATAACTGTAATTCGAAATACGCCAAATATTGTGGATGTAACAATAACAGTTACTCAAACAGCAGGTAATCAAAGCGTAACAATAAATCAAGCTTGTCCATCATCTGCTACTTTAAATATTGTGCAAATTTGTTTGACAAATGATGACGATAATGCCTTATCATCATATAATCAATATTATTGGAATACGTTTGATGGAGGCCCGCATACTCCACCTTATTACACTAACCCAACGTATACATCTTCTTTAACCTCTACATTTATAGATTTTGCAGAAGGAACAACATCTCCTATTATTTCTAATTACACTATTACAACTGGACAAACGGGTCAAAATAGTTATCCGCCAAATAATGCATATGTTACAATGGTGTCTAATAAAATAGCGCCAGCTAATTTTACATTTGATTTAACCAATGATAAATTTTATTATTTAGAGTCTAATACTTTATATAATAATACTGTTTCTGATATGAACAGTTTATTATCTGCTGCAACATTAGCTACTCCTATAACAGAAGAAACAGCTGGGGTAACTTATAGCGCTCAGTTTCCAAGAAGTATAAATAGAACTTACTTATATTTATTATGGGATTATCGTTCAGTTCAAGTTACTAGTTTAAGTTATCAAGCAGGTACAGGTAATGCTACTGCTGATAGGTTTGCTGCTTGTTGTGTAAACAATCAAGGTAATTACTATTTAGATGGAGCAACCTTATCGAGTGCTAATACAGTATATGTTAATAGTAGTCTTACGGTGCTTGCTAATGATGGATATTACAGTGATGGTAATTTTGTAAGATTACAAAAATTAGGAGCTTTACAACCTGACATAACAGCTTGTGCATGTGGAGTAAGTTGCGCTAATACAGCTATATATTGGAAAACATCACCACTTTCTGTTTATAAATCTACTCATACTTTTACAGGGACTGGAGCTATGATAATACAATTTGTACCGTGGGAAACACCTGTGGGAATAAAAGTAACTTATAATGGAGTTATTTATAATAAATTTTCATCTACTATATTTGGTGATGTAGCTCCAAACAGTTTAAATACACCAGTGTTTTTAGGACAAACAAGTTCTGGTACTCCACCAAGTGCTGGAAATTACCCAGTAGCAGAATTAAACTCACAATCTCAATATCAAGTTATTCCTAACACTACACAATATGTAAGCGTAGGAGCGGGGCAAGTTAAAACATCTCTTGGAAACCCTGGTATATGTACAGTTGTCGTACCTGCAACAAATGCTACGGTAAAATATCTTGAGGTAGAAATATATAATTTGATTACTGCTCCTTCAGAATATTTATCTAAATATTTAATTGTTAATTGTCCAGCTAATTTAACTTCATTTAGTTCAAGTCAATTTACAAGAGCTAATAACCCAGCCGCTTGTCTAGACCCTAATGATGATATTAGTTTATATAGACAACCAAATCAACCTGCTTCAACTATTATAAGTGTTAATGACCAAATTTATGCAAATAACAATGGAGATTTAGCTGTTAATACTGATGCTTCATCACCAGGATATGCTAATAGAGCATTTAGTTCAGGAGGTTGGATAAGAGTAGAACAACAAACAAATGGAGTAACAGCATTACAGTTAAGTGATGAAAGTATAGTAATTGCAACAAGTTCAACTTGCGCACCTTAAAAATTTAAATATGCCATTTAGTAATCAGACAGTAACATATAGCGAATCCGTGCAAGGGTTCCCATCTTTCTATTCTTATATACCAGAAAAAATATTAGGAATGAATGGGTTTTTGTATACATTTAAAAATGGTAACCTGTATCAACATAATGATAATACAGCGTCAAGAAACAACTATTATGGAACACAATTTAACTCAACTATAACTAGTGTATTTAACGAAGCTCCTTTAGAAAATAAAATATTTAAATCTATTGGTATACAGTCTGATGATACTTGGGGGGCTACGGTAACTTCCGATATTCAAACTACAGGTTTTATTACAAATAGTTATTTTATAAAAAAAGAAGGAGCATGGTTTGCTTATTTAAGAAACAATGAAGCTAATCCAATTAGTAACGAATTTCCACTGCGTTCAGTACAAGGAATAGGTATACAGGCTACTCGAACAGGAGTTGGGACTAATAACTGTGTGATTACTTTTCCAGCAAACGTACCATTACCATCAGGTATTATGCCTGGAACAAGTGTAGGAGATATAGTGTATTTTACAATAGCA